TTTATAGAACCTGAACAATTCTACCTATACAAAAAAGGTTCCACGTGGAACACTCATGATAGGTACTGCTTTGTTAAACCTATAAAAGCAATAGACTCATACGTTAAGAAACCATTCTCAGAAGAACCACTTATGGGAGAGATGGTATATCCAAATGCCTATCTCACATCCCAAGGGGTCAAAGCAGGTGACTTAGTCTGCTTTAAGCCGGACAGCGAGTATGAGTTTACCGTAGATGAACAGAAACTATACAGAATGTTTGACCACCAAATAACCATTATACTATGAATGTACTATTATTCGACAATGTTATTCAATCTCCGGTAGATTACGTCAAAGACATCTTAGACAATGACTTCGAGGACATCTATGATGGTGTAAATGTATTTAAGAACATACAGGCAAGAGACCATGATGATGAGTTTGCTTTGTTCGTAAAGGACTTATTCTCTGATTATTTTATAAAATGGAACTTTATCAGAAAGTCTCCGCTGCATCAAGAAGAGCCCAACTTCATACATAAAGATGATATGATGGGAGATGTTACTGCGGTTCTATACTTGAGTGGTAATCATCCCGACACTGACGGAACTACACTATATGATGACAATGCTAAACCGGCTTGTGTCATTCATTCAAAATTTAACAGGGCAGTTATGTTTGACTCCAATATCCCTCATTCTAGGAACATATTTGAGAACTTTGGAGAAGAGAACAATGCTAGATTGATTCAAGTAATATTTCTTAAAAGGAAAAAATGAAAGAATCAAGAGAGATAAAGCTAAGGATAATTGAGGCAGGGTACAAGGCGGTCAACCATCTTGTAAAAGTAGCTGAGGAAGATATTATCAATACTGACTCGGATACTGATGTGTCTGCAGATAAGATGAAGAATGCAGCAGCGGCTAAGAAGTTAGCCATCTTTGATGCGTTTGAGATACTGAGCAGAATTGAGCAAGAGAGGGAGAATTTAGATTCAATAGAGAAAGGTGTAAGTAAAACAGATACAAAACAAGGATTTGCAGAACGAAGGTCAAAGTAATATATACAGGGTACTTGAGGACTATATTCCTAAAAGCGTCATTGTAAAAAAGAACATGACACGCTTGTGGAAGTATGGGTATCATGAACAGAATGACATGGTCATTATATCCAAGACCGGGCAAATCGGAGAGATTATTGAAATATCAGGACTTAAGATTGCACTGCCACTTGCCCCAAAACAGTGTCTTCAAAGACACGAAAAAAAGTCTGAGCAGTATTGGCAAAGGACTGATTTACCCAAAACGCTAGATAAAATTCAGTCAATATTCCAATGGAATGAGATGCCATCAGAGTTTAAGGACAGGTGGGTTGATTACATTGAGCAAGAGTTTGACTATAGGGATGGCGGTTTTTGGTTTATGAATAATGGTGTCCCGACTTATATTACAGGTTCTCATTATATGTATCTGCAATGGTGTAGTATTGACATTGGATACCCCGACTTTAGGGAAGCAAATAGAATATTCTTTATATTTTGGGAGGCATGCAAGGCTGACCCTAGGTGCTTTGGGATGATATATCTAAAGATAAGGCGTTCAGGATTCTCATTCATGTCATCATCAGAGTGCGTAAACATAGGTACTCTTGCCCGTGATGCAAGGGTTGGTATCCTATCAAAGACGGGTGCTGATGCCAAGAAGATGTTCACCGATAAAGTTGTTCCTATCAATAGCAGGTTGCCATTCTTTTTCAAACCCGTCATGGACGGTATGGACAAGCCTAAGACTGAGCTTGCATATAGGGTTCCTGCTTCAAAGATTACAAAGAAGAACATGTACAACGCTGCTGATAGTAGTGTTGATGGACTTGATACCACAATAGATTGGAAGAACACTGAGGAGAATAGTTATGACGGTGAAAAGCTACTTTTTCTTGCGCACGATGAGAGCGCAAAATGGATAAAACCTAATAATATTTTAAACAATTGGCGTGTAACAAAGACATGTCTTAGGTTGGGTAGCAAGATAATTGGTAAGTGCATGATGGGGTCTACCTCAAATGCGCTTAGTAAAGGTGGTGATAACTACAAGAAGCTATACGAAGACTCTAGGGTTGATAGCAGAAACGCCAATGGTCAAACCAAAAGTGGAATGTATTCCTTATTCATTCCAATGGAATGGAACATGGAGGGGTTCATTGACATACATGGCATGCCCGTATTCAGAAAACCGGACGCTCCGATATTGGGAGTTGATGGTGGAAAGGTGACAAATGGTGCTATAGACTATTGGGAAGCTGAGGTTGAATCTTTGAAAGGAGACGCAGACGCTCTTAACGAATACTATAGGCAGTTTCCACGTACTGAAAGCCACGCTTTTAGGGATGAGAGTAAGTCTTCAATATTCAACCTTACCAAGATATACCAACAGATAGACTACAATGACTCTCTTATTAAAGAACACCACTTAACAAAGGGGTCATTCCATTGGAAGGATGGAGAGAAAGACTCTAAGGTTGTTTGGACTCCTGACACTAGGGGTAGGTTCTTGGTAAGTTGGATGCCAAATTCAAGGCTTCAGAACAATGTACTGAAGAAGGGTGATATGAAGTTCCCCGGTAATGAGCATCTTGGTAATTTTGGTTGTGACTCTTATGACATTTCTGCGGTGGTTGGAGGCAGGGGGTCAAATGGTTCACTTCACGGTATGACCAAGTTTCACATGGATGAGGCTCCCGTAAATGAATTCTTCCTAGAGTACATTGCTCGTCCGCAGACTGCTGAAATATTCTTTGAGGAGGTACTCATGGCATGTTGCTTTTATGGTATGCCAATCTTGATAGAGAACAATAAGCCTAGGCTTCTATACCATTTTAAGAACAGGGGTTATAGGAACTTCTGCCTCAATAGACCCGATAGGCATTACTCAAAACTTACAAAGACAGAGAGGGAGCTTGGTGGTATACCTAACACATCTGAGGATGTGAAGCAGGCACACGCATCAGCTATTGAGACGTATATTGAGAGGTACTTGGGTATTGATGTCACCGGTGTGTACAGGGACAATGACGAGATTGGGAGCATGCCATTTACTAGGACTCTTGAGGATTGGGCAAAGTTCGATATAAACGACAGAACTAAGTTTGATGCCTCCATTAGTTCAGGCTTGGCTATTATGGCTAACCAAAAGCACGTATATTTACCGGAGAAAAAAGAGTCAAAAATAAGTATTAATTTCGCTAGGTATACCAACAACGGCAGTTTAAGTCAAATTATTAAATGAAAGATGTAGTAGTTAACATATCGGCTACGGGTTTCCCAAGTCAATTTGTGTCTGATGCAGAGAAAGCATCTGACGCATTTGGGTTACAAGTAGGTCAAGCCATCCAATATGAGTGGTTTAGGAAGGACGGTAATCAGTGTAGGTATTACAACCAATGGAGAGACTTTCATCGGCTGAGGCTTTATGCAAGAGGCGAGCAGTCTGTTCAGAAATATAAGAATGAACTAGCTATTGACGGAGACCTGTCTTATCTAAACTTGGATTGGACTCCCGTTCCTATCCTTCCAAAGTTTGTGGATGTTGTTGTTAATGGCATGTCTGACAGGTTATTTAAGGTTAAGGCGTATGCGCAGGATGCAATGTCTCAAGCAAAAAGGAGCAAGTATCAAGACATGGTTGAAGGTCAAATGGCTGCTAAAGATGTTTTGACTACGATACAACAGTCTACGGGCGTTAATCCATTTATGATGGACCCTGAAGAGCTGCCTCAAACAGATGAGGAGTTGTCTTTGTACATGCAGCTTAACTACAAGCCTGCAATAGAGATTGCAGAAGAGGAAGCTATCAATACAATATTTGATGAGAATCACTACCAAGATACTAGAAAAAGGATAGACTACGACTTGACCGTTATTGGTATTGGTGTTGCTAAACACGAGTTTCTTCCCGGTGCAGGAGTTGAGGTGTCTTACGTAGACCCTGCAAACATTGTCTATAGTTATACCGAGGACCCATTTTTCCAAGACTGTTTCTATTGGGGGGAGATAAAGACACTCCCAATCACTGAGCTTCTCAAGATAGACCAAAGTCTAACTCCTGAGCAGCTTCAAGAGATTTCAATGTACAGTCAGAGTTGGTACAACTACTATAATGTTGCCCAATTCTATGAGAATAGTTTGTTCTATAGGGACACTTGTACATTGCTCTACTTCAACTATAAGTCCACAAAGAAGATAGTTTACAAGAAGAAGATTCTTGAAGGCGGTGGTGCTAGGGTAATAGAGAAGGACGATACGTTTAACCCTCCTGTTGAGATGATGGAAGAGGGTAAGTTTGAGAAGATTGAGAAGACCATAGATGTATGGTATAACGGTATCCTAGTAATGGGAACCAATATTCTTTTGAAGTGGGAGTTGGCAGAGAACATGGTAAGACCAAAGTCTGCTAGTCAACATGCTTTGCCAAACTACGTAGCTGTAGCACCAAGGATGTACAAGGGTGTTATTGAGTCATTGGTCAGAAGGATGGTTCCTTTTGCTGACTTGATTCAGATTACCCACCTAAAGCTTCAGCAAGTTATTGCCCGTACTGTACCTGATGGTGTCTTTATTGATGCGGATGGTCTGAACGAGGTTGACTTAGGAACGGGTAATGCCTATAATCCGGAGGATGCACTTAGGCTTTACTTCCAAACGGGTAGTGTTATTGGTAGAAGCTATACCCAAGATGGTGACTTCAATAATGCTAGGGTTCCAATCCAACAACTTACTTCTAACTCAGGAGCTAGCAAGACGCAGATGCTGATTGCAAACTACAACCACTACCTTGACATGATTAGGTCTGTAACCGGACTTAACGAAGCTAGGGATGGTTCTACACCCGACCCGAACTCTTTGGTTGGTGTTCAGAAACTAGCAGCACTCAATTCAAATACCGCCACTAGGCATATCCTTGAAGGAGGATTGTTCATTTATCGTTCATTAGCAGAAGCTTTGACGTATAGAGTCGCTGATATTCTTGAGTATGCTGATTTCAGAGACGACTTTGCTAATAAGATAGGAAAGTATAATGTGTCTATTCTTAATGACATTAGTGACCTATATATTTATGACTTTGGTATTTTCATAGAGATTTCTCCTGACGAAGAGCAGAAGGCTCAGCTTGAAGCGAACATTCAAATAGCTTTGTCAAAGGGTGACATAAATCTTGAAGATGCCATTGACATCCGTGAGATTAAGAACCTCAAGTTGGCAAATCAGTTGCTTAAGATGAAGAGGATTAAGAAGCAGGAAAGAGAGGAAAAGATGGCAATGCAACAGCAGGCTATGATTTCTCAGCAACAGCTTAAGTCTCAGGAGATGGCAGCTCAGACAAACATGGCTAAGATACAGGCTGAGACTCAATCTAAAATGCAGATTAAGCAATCTGAGGCTGCTTTTGACATTGAGAAGCTAAAGGCTGAGGCTCAGCTTAAGAAGATGCTGATGGCAGAGGAGTTTAGCTACAACATGCAACTTGCCGGAATACAGCAAAGTGCATTGGGTGCTAGGGAAACTCAGAAGGAAAAAGAGAAGAATGCCCGAATTAGCAAGCAGAATACTGAGCAATCAAAACTAATAAACCAAAGAAAAAATAACCTCCCACCAATAAACTTTGAGTCAAACGAAGATTCATTGGATGGTCTTAGCATGGGCGAATTTGAGCCTCGTTAAAAAGGTATTTATTTTTTGTATAAATTTGTACCAAAATCATATCAAATGGAATTTACTGTAAGAGCAATTGACAATTCTGACGTTAAGAGCGTTCAGGAAGTTGAGAAGGAGTTACTTGAAAAGCATGAGCAAGAAATTAATGGACAGGTAGATAATGCAGTTACTATTGACAATACAAACTTGCATCTATCAGCTGAACCCACAAATGAAACTTCTGAACTAACAGAAGACCAAGTTCTTTCATATATTGGAAAGCGATACAATAAGCAAATCAATTCATTCGATGAGTTGATGGCAGAACGGAAGGAGAATGGAGACATGCCTGAAGATGTTGCTGCTTATATGAAATTTAAGAAGGACACAGGAAGAGGATTTGATGACTTTGTCAAATTGAGAAAGGACTACGATTCAATTCCTGCTGACGAAATTCTTAAAGAATACCTTTCTGTAACTCAAGATGGTTTAGATGAAGATGACATTGAAACCTTGATGGATGATTACAGATATGATGAGGACATCGATGATGATTCTACAATCAAAAAAGTAAAAATCGCTAAGAAAAAAGCTTTAGCGGAAGCTAAAAAGTTCTTTAATGAACAGAAAGAGAAATACAAACTCCCACTTGAGTCAAGTGGTGCAGGTGTTTCTGAATCTGAAAAAGAAGAATTTGAGGCATACCGTCAGTATATAAAACAGGCAAACACTGTACAGGAGGAAAACGACAGGAAGCGAAAGTGGTTTGAGCAAAAAACAGACGAGGTCTTTAGTAAGGACTTTAGTGGTTTTGAGTTTAATCTAAATGACAAGAAGGTTACTTTTTCTCCCGGTAATCCTGCAGAATTAAAAAACATGCAATCTAACCCAATGAACTTCATAAGCAAGTACTTGGATGAAAGCGGATTGATTAAGGATGCAGTAGGATACCACAAGGCTTTGTCTATTGCAATGAATCCCGACAGATTTGCCAAGTTCTTCTATGAGCAGGGTATGTCTGATGCCACTGAGGATGTTATGCGTAAGACAAAAAATATAAATATGTCTGAGCGTAGAGCACCTGAAGTTGTCAACAAAGGAGGAATGCAGGTAAAGGCGGTGAGCCAAGATTCCGGAAGGGGTCTAAAAATCCGCAGTATTAAAAAAGTTTAATAATTTAAAAAACAAACAAAATGGCAGTTTTAGCAACTCCGGGTTTTCAGCTTCAGCCAAGTGCGGAGCAAGTCCCATTGTCCACGAACTATATTACCAACTTCAACTTCTTGAATCAGTATCTTCCTGATACTTATGAGAAGGAGTTTGAGCGTTATGGTAATCGTACTATAGCATCTTTCCTCCGTATGGTAGGTGCTGAAATGCCTTCTAACTCAGACATGGTTAAATGGGCTGAGCAAGGTCGTTTGCATACCAAGTATGTAAACTGTGATTCAAGTGCTGCAGCAGCTGCTGATTCAGCAACAATTACCGTATCTGATGCAGGCGTTACAGCTATTGCAATCCGTGCCGGTCAAACTGTTTACATCTCTGACAATGCAACAGGATTGTCAAACAAGGGTATTGTAACTTCAGTAAACGTAGCTGCAAACACTTTTGTTGTTGCATACTACGAAGCAGGTGGTCAAACATTCTCCGGAACAGCTGTCCTTTCTGTATGGATTTATGGTTCTGAGTTCAAGAAAGGAACTATCGGAATGATTGGTTCTTTGGAATCTCAAGACGAATTCTTCAGCAACTCTCCAATCATCATCAAGGACAAATACGCTGTAAGCGGTTCTGACATGGCACAGATTGGATGGGTAGAAGTAACCACTGAGAATGGTGCTACCGGATATCTTTGGTATTTGAAGAGTGAGCACGAAACTCGTCTGCGTTTTGAGGACTACCTTGAGACTGCAATGATTGAGGCTGTTCCTGCTGAGTCAGGTTCAGGTGTTGCTAACGCAGGTCTTAACCCCGACTACGGTAACAAAGGTTCAGAAGGTATCTTCTACGCTGTTAACGACCGTGGTAACGTATGGGGCGGTGGAAACCCAACAACTTTGGCTGACTTTGATGCAATCATCTCTCGTCTTGACAAGCAAGGTTCTATCGAAGAGAACGTAATCTTCGTTAACCGTGCCTTCAGCTTTGACATTGACGATATGTTGGCTGCTCAGAACAGCTACGGTGCAGGTGGTACATCTTATGGTCTGTTCCAAAATGACAAAGAAATGGCTCTTAACCTTGGTTTCACAGGATTCCGCAGAGGTTATGATTTCTACAAGTCTGATTGGAAGTACCTGAATGACCCAACCATGCGTGGTGGTTTGCCAACCGGAGCTTCTGCCTCAGGCACTGTAACAGGACTTTTGGTTCCTGCAGGTTCTACTACCGTTTACGACCAAATCCTTGGCAAGAATGCTAAGCGTCCTTTCCTCCATGTACGTTACCGTGCATCTGAGACTGAGGACAGAAGGTATAAGTCTTGGATTACTGGTTCTGCCGGTGGTGCTCAAACAAGTGACCTCGATGCAATGGAAGTCAATTTCCTTTCTGAGCGTTGCGTATGTACCCTTGGTGCTAACAACTTCGTGTTGTTCCGCTACGGTTCATAGTTAAAATAAAAAAGGGGAGTGTCTTTAAGGACACTCCTTCTTTTCTTTAAAAAATCAAATTATATCAAATGAAAAAGAATGCTGCGTTAGTAGATAAGATTTACAAGCTGAAAGGAGAAGCGGCTCCGCTTTCCTATACTCTTCCATCAAGAAACAATAAGAGGTATCCACTTCTTTGGTTTGATGAAGAAAAAAATATTAATAAACCACTCAGGTACGCAATCAACCAAAAGACTCCTTTTGAGGATGAGCAAGATGGTAATGCAATTGTGGAACCGGTTATTTTTGAGAATGGTTTTCTTAGGGTTCCTAGAAACAACCCTGCACTTCAACAGTTTTTGTTCTACCATCCTTTGAATGGAAGGACATTTGTGGAAGTTGACAATGAAAAAGATGCAACTCAAGAGGTTGAGATACTCAATGCAGAGGTTGATGCCTTGGTTGAAGCTCGTCAATTGAGCATAGAGCAGTTGGAGACCATGTCTAGGGTGTTATTCTCTAAAGACCCATCTAGGTACACCACCGCTGAGTTAAAGAGGGATATTCTTGTTTATGCCAAGAGGGACCCTAGGGGATTCCTTAACGCAGTAAGCGACCCAATGCTTAAGTTGCAGTCCAATATCCATGTATTCTTTGAGGAAAAGCTGTTGGTATTTAAGAATGGCAAGAAAGAAGTGTGGTTTAATACCGCAACCAATAAGAAGAAGATGCTGAATGTTCCTTACGGGGAAGACCCATATACTACCATTACTCAGTTCCTTAAGACTGATGACGGTATTGATGTCCTTAAAATGCTAGAAAATAACATACCACAATAACTCGGTGTTTTGGTTAGGTTTAAATGACGGGGGGTACTTCTGTACCCTCCTTTTTTTTAATTATATTTGTAAAAAATAAACAGATGATTAATTCAGTTAGGAATACTGTTTTGTCCGTTTTGAACAAAAATAATTACGGCTATATTTCTCCTTCAGACTTTAATCTGTATGCGAAGCAGGCACAAATGGAAGTGTTTGAAGAATATTTCTCTGCATATAACAAGACGATAAACATGGAGAACGCTCGCCTGTCGGGTAGTTCATACGCTGATGCTAAAAAAACAATAGAGGAATGTATTGAGGTTTTTTCACAAACATCATCTCTTACCCAAGTTACAGCTGCAACAAACAAATACTATTTGCCTTCAATCTCTACAACGGGATTTGATTATTATATGATTAATAAGGTGCTTTGTTTTGATGCATCGGGTATGAGTAGGGTGTATAAGGGAGAAGCTGAGAAAGTCAATCATAGCAAGATAACCATGTTGCTTAACTCAATGCTTACTGCTCCAACGGAAACATATCCTGCATATACGCAAGAAGGAAGTATAATGACTGTGTATCCGGCAACCATAAATCTACCCGGTGAGGTTGATGCACAATACTTTAGGTATCCAAAAGACCCTAAGTGGACATACATTACACTGCTAAATGGTACTCCTGCATTTGACCAATCACAACCCGATTACCAAGACTTTGAGGTTCCTATAGAGGATGAGTATAAATTAGTTCTTAAAATTTTGCAATACTGTGGTATCTCCATTAGAGAGAATGAGGTTGTTCAGTTTGGAATGGCACAAGAGCAAATGCAAGAACCAAGCTTTACTGCTAAATAATAAACTATAAAAGATGGCATATATTTCTCAATATCAATACTACGAAAATGGTGGAGTAAACCCTAAAGATGAAAATTGGGGTTCGTACCAATACGTTAGCTTGTATGATATAGTAAATAATTTCTTGTTGATGTATTCCGGTAATCACTCTTTGGTGAATAACTCAGAGCGATTTAAGATTCTATTTCACGCAAAACGTGCCATTCAAGAATTAAACTACGATGCGTTTAAGGAGATTAAGATGCTACAACTTACCGTTGACGAAGGTCTTAGGTATGTTCTTCCATCTGATTATGTAAATTGGGTTAGGGTAAACCTATATAAGGACGGTTATCTTAGACCACTTACCGAGAACATTCAGATATTGTCTTCACTAGCATACCTGCAAGACCAAACCGGTAAGATATTGTTTGACCAAAATGGCAATGCGTTGTCTCCTGAGTTCTCTGAGATTGAATTACAAAGATTGAGGGGCACAAAGAAAAGTATTTACCTCAATCCACAAAGTATGTACAATGGTGAATATGGTTGGGACACGGGTGGTACTTGGTATTTTGAGTATACTCTTGGTGAGAGATATGGGTTGAATACTGAGACAGCAAACTTTAATCCGACATTTGCTATTGATAAGAATACGGGTGTAATCAACTTCAACTCAGACATGTATAACCAATCTGTTATACTTGAGTATATTTCTGATGGTATGGAGAATGGTAATGATGCAAATGTTAGCGTAAATAAACTATTCGAGAAATATGTTTATGCGTATATTCAATATGAGATACTAAATTCTAAGCTTGGTGTTCAAGAGTATGTGGTTGCTAGGGCAAGAAAGGAAAAAAGTTCTTTGTTGAGAAATGCTAAAATAAGAATTAGTAACATACATTCAGGCAGATTGCTAATGAATTTGCGTGGAATGGATAAGTGGCTCAAATAATATGGCAAACATTACAAGGAATTTCATAGCAGGTAGGATGAACAAGGTGGTTGATGAACGCCTTGTACCCAATGGAGAATACATTGATGCGATGAATATTCGCATGGGTTCTACCGAGAACTCAGAAATTGGAGTAATAGAAAACGTAAAAGGTAACGATGCCCTTACCCAAATAAAATATATAGACGGCACTCCGCTTAGTTCGTCTGCAAGGTGTATTGGAGCAATAGAAGATAGTGCCAACGAGACTATCTATTGGTTTATTCACGATACAGCATTCCCCGTTGGAGATACAGGAAAGCTTGATATGATAGTTTCTTTTAATGTGTACACCAATGTACTAACGTATCATGTTATTAGTATCGATGATGGAGGAGGTATTAACACTACCCTTAACTTTAATGAGAAGTATCTAATAACGGGAGTAGATATTGTAGATAATCTTGTATTTTTTACTGACGATTATAATCCTCCTAGAGTTATTAATAGGAAAAGGAATTACCCAAATCCTGTAGCAAACATAGACCAATTCAGTGAAGAGTCTATTCTTGTAATCAAGAAGCCTCCTATGGAGTCTCCTGCTGTTCAGCCCATAACTACTGGTGCTCAGGATGTTTTTATGCAGACTAGGTACATCTGTTTTGCTTACAGGTATCGATACCAAGACAATGAGTACTCAGCTACTTCTCAGTTCTCAGCACCTGCATTCTTGCCTAAACCATTTGATTTTAGTATTAATAGTTACCTAAATGAGGGTATGATTAATGCTGCAAACTCTGCAATTGTAACATACAATTCAGGCGGTCCATTGGTTGTTGGTATTGACTTGCTATTTAAAGAAGCTCAGAGTAATGTAATTAGAATAATAGAAAAGTTAGACAAGTCTATTTTAGGATTGTCAGACAATACTGAGTATACCTATACGTTTAGCAACAGCAAGATATTCACAATTCTTCCCGAATCTGAATTGCTAAGGCTTTACGATAATGTACCACTTCTTGCCAAGGCTCAGACAATTATGGGCAATAGGTTGATGTATGGTAACTACGTAGAAGGTTATGACTTGATTGACAAGTATGGTAATGCTGTAAAGTTTGAGTATAACACTAATTTAATAAGTGAGTTGATAGACGCTACTTCCCTTACTGATACAACAGGAAGCGGTAATTATACTTTCAATGGTCCTCAAACAATACCAAACTCTGTTGTTTTCTTTGATTTAGCTGATTCAGAACTCATCGAAGGTTCTTCAGTTACGCTTGAGGTAAGGCTTAACCATAATTCATTCTCAGGTATTGCTCCATTCCCAACTGAAACATCTGAAAACATTTCAGCTACATTCTCATTTTCTTTGCCTACAACATATACATCTGTGTACGAGATGGCAACTAGCATTGAGTTTCAAGACATGGTTGGAACGGTTGCAAACATTCAACCTATAGCTACTGCTTGTAATGGTACAACATTTACAGACCAAATCAATTGCGCTTTACCAAACAACTTAGATGCTCTTATTAAGTATGAGAGTGGTATAAGTGCCGGCAATCAAGGAATTGGTATTATAACCACTCCTGCAAGTACGCTAATAGGGTTTCAGTTCTTGGCAATGAGGTATGTTGATAATACTACTACTCCCGTTCAGAGTGTTTACGAGTACTATGAGGTTGTATTTGCAGAAGCTACATACCAAAGAATAAACTCACCAAGAAGTCTTCATAGCAACAGGGGGTATGAGATTGGTATAGTTTACATGGATGATTTTAACAGGTCATCAACTGCATTGGTTAGTCCTAACAACACTGTAAGCGTTCCATGTTCAGCATCAGATACCAAGAACAGCATTCAAGTTACAATACCAAGCACACAGATTGCTCCCTATTGGGCGACTAGGTATAAGTTTGTAATTAAGCCTGACGAGGAAAACTACGATACCATATACAGCAGCGTATTCTTTAACGACCCGTTGTCTAACGATGCATTCTTCCTTCTTGAGGGAGAGAATGCTAGGAAGATTGAGCAGGGGGATAGATTGATTGTTAAGGCTGATACTAGCGGTCCAACAAATAGTTGCGTCTACGCAACAGTCCTTGAGAAAGAAGCTAAGGCAGAAGGATTCATAACTATACCAAGTGAACTAGACCCTGCTGTTGACATACCTGTTCCATCGGGAGTTTACATGAAAATTAATCCAAGTAACTTTGCTGTTGTTCAAGATGAACTTTCAATCATTGCACCCGGAACTCTTCAGTTTGACGAGAATACACCCGGAGAGTTTGTGTTAGCTCAGTATCCAATGAACAGGTTTGATACTGCTACAAGTGCTTGGGTGGACTACGACGTACCTGCAGGAAGCAGAATCAAAATATCATTTAAGTTCCAAAGGCTTGGTACGGGTGACGGTAACAATGCGTGTGAGAAAAGAATATACACATTAGAAAAAACACTAATATCTTCTTCCACTTATAACAACATGAAGGATTGGTGGGATGGAGACAATGTCGCTCAAGTGATTGACGATGGTGTTCAAGATGTTGGTGCAGGCGGTGGCGTTATCAACAATACCTACATATCTACATTGGCATCTTCAGTATTTGATATACCAACAGCTGTAGATACCAACTACTATAGGTTCTATAGGAACGGAGCAACAAATCAATTGCAACTTCTACTTTCGGGTACAGTAAGGTGCACGGGCGTATTATCTGCTTCAAAAAGAAGGTCAACCATTATTGCTAACGTAGAAGTATTTAGGGCAGAGACCACATTAATATTCGAGACAGAGCCGTCAGATGCTTTGCCTGATGTATTCTTTGAGAACGATTTATCATTTTCTATTGATGCTGATGGTAATCATAGTGGCAATGTTCAAGACCAAGATATAATAACGGGTACTCCTGCAATTGTAAACACTGAGTTCTTTAATTGCTTCTGCTTTGGCAACGGAGCTGAGAGTTATAAGATTAGGGATTCGATTGTTGGAAAGACGTTCAACTTGGGTAACAGGGTTACTTCTGTAGCTGCCCAAGACTATAAGCAATCAGACAGGTTTGCTGACATTACGTACAGCGGAACGTACAATGACGAGTCTAACATCAATAGATTCAATGAGTTTAACATTGGACTAATAAACTACAAAGCACTTGAGGATTCTTTTGGACCTATTTACAAGATGGACGGTCGTGAAACAGATGTACTTGTTTTACAGGAAGATAAAATATCTTACGTCTTGGCAGGTAAAAACCTTCTTTCGGATTCTGCAGCAGGTGGTGCTATCACTTCAGTCCCTGAAGTTTTGGGTACGCAAATAGCTAGGGTTGAGAAGTATGGCATTAGTTTTAACCCTGAGAGTTATGTTCAGTGGGGATATGACCGGTACTTCACCGATGTCAAGCGTGGTGCTGTAATCCAATTAAAAGGAAACTCATATAGCAATGACCAACTTCGTGTGGTATCTGAGAGTGGAATGAGGACTTATTTTAGGGATACATTTATTGAATCAATGAATACTCAAAAGCTTGGAGGTTTTGACCCATATCTTAATGAGTATGTATTGACTATTAATGAGAACCTATTGCCTAGTATAGTAGAGTGTGTAGACTGCGGAATATCTCAAACAACTACAGTACTTGCAGGTGCAACTTTAAATTATTGCGTAGAGCTAGGTCCAATAGTAGGACTTGTTACTATTGACTATGAAGTTCCTGCATTGTCGACAGGTGAATTTACGGTTATAGCAACTTACAATGGGACACCTGTTTCTTCAGGATTGGTCTCTGCATCGGGTTCTATATCTTTTAACAAAGATGAAAATAGCATAAACTTTGTTGACATATCTGTAATTGCAAATGATGAAATAAGCATAAGCGTTACAACACAGTGTCCTGTTTCTGCTTTGCTTAC